CGCGCAACCGCCTGGCGCAGCGGCAGGTCCGGATACAGCCTGGCCGCGCACCAGCGCTCGGCGAAGCGCTTCCCCTGACGCAGGCTGACCACTCTCACGCTCTTGGTCTGCCACATTTTCAGCGCATTCAGCGTCATGCGCAGGCCGCCCGCACGATCAGGGGTGAGGCTGGCCACCTCCCGGCCGTTCCACCACAACGCCCAGCGCTCGTCCATCTGCACCCACCCTGCAGGGATAGGTGCGGTGCGGAGGCCTTGATAGCCGAGGGAAGGAAGCATGCCGAGCAGCTTACGCCTCGCCGTCGCACAGCCTGCGATTGACCTTCGCTAGCTCGGGACCGATAGATAGGGCTTAGCCTCCAACCGGATGACGACCGGCAATCGCCCCCATCGTGAAGGCGTAGCCGGCGTCTTCCAGCATTGATCGCAGCCGCATCTCTGCTCGCCGCGGCATGGGAAGACCACGTGACGCATACAGCACATAGACAACATGACCGTCCGGGCCATGTTCTCTGCGCACGCTGCAGGTATTCGTCTCGGCAGCATCAGACCAAACAGCCTTCAGCTTCTCTGGCCCGATGGACTGCCCATTCCGCAGACGGAAGCTAAGCCAACGTACGCTTACGGGGTCGTACTTTTCTAGGTCAGCCATTGGGCACCTTCAATACGGCGATGAAGATCGTCCAACACAACCGGATCTATCCGGGGATGCTCGTCAACTGAGGACATCGGCAGATCAATGCGAGTTGATCGCCTAACCAGTGCCGGAGAGGCACATGACAAGTCGATCCACCACCCTTCAGGAAGGCGTAAGCCTCTCCCATTTCTATCGTAGATGCTGATGAAGAAAGGCATATGGAGAGCCTAAATCCTGTAGCAGGCTCAGGCATGTCCGCTCGGGGCGACGCGACTGGCGCACAGGAAGACCTGGGCCTCGTCTTGCTGAACCTTCAGAAACGAATCAAGCCAACGGACAGCGGCACCGCGATTCTCGATGACTCTTCCCAGCTCTTCAGTAAGGCAGCGCGCGCACTCCATTCCTCCAGGGCTCGGGGAATGACAAGAACGACAAAGCCCCATGGTCGTCGTAACCGCTGGGCGAGACTGATACATGATCTTGGTCATCAAACCAACCGCTTTCTCATGCAATGCCATGATCCCTGATCCCTGCTGAGCCAGAAGAAAGCCGCGCTACGCGCGGCTCCTCGTTATGCCCTAGCGGCGAGCATTCTGCTGCTCAACTTGCTTTTCCTTGCCACTTCCCTGTTTGCCGCCCTCCTGGCTGCTTTGCTGCTGCTTCTGCGGATCCTTCTCGCCCTTTCCGTCGGGACCGCCACCGAGCTCCTCGCCATTCACTTGGCCCTGTTGCCCCTGCTGCCCAGCGCGCTTTGCATCGCTGCTGTCGTTGGTTCGCGGATCCTGACTCTGATTGACATTGTTCATACGTTACTCCACTGCAGCTAAGTGCTGCCCACTCACAGTCCTCTCTCCGCTGTTAGGGGAGCGTGCTGCAGCGTCCCATTTATGAACAAGGGCGCAAACAGCAGAGTGACTAAGCGAGTAGAGTCAAAGCCCCGAAAGGAGAACTGCCATGGAAAGCCTGAGAAACAAAGACTACGTCGACATAGACAGGGAACTAGCTCACTGGGAGTTGGCTTTCAATGCCGGAGCTCTTCCTGCGCTGAACTTTCGTCACGAGGTTGCGCCCGTAATTCGACTGGCTTGCGACATATACACCAGAAATCCACATGGCACTCATGTTTCCTGGCTACACGACCTCCAGGAGCGTTTGGCAATGCGGCCTAGCCTGCGAGGAAATCCCGGCGCTGAAGAAATCGCTGAAGGCTGCTGGAAGCTTATATCCGTTTCCCCTTTATAAGATCACGAATACGTCAGCAACCTCGAGCAGGTGCGAGGGAATATCGAACAGAGTCGTACTTTGCGACACACGCCAGAAATGGCAAAGAGAGAACCCTTGGTACAGCACGGCTTGATGCGTCCTTCATCGGATTGGCGATATGCTTACCACTCTTGGCTCTTCTCCGGCGCGAAATCCTTCGCGCCCGTGTTCAGCCCTCATATGGCTGGACCCCATGACCACCCCCGTTTCTTTCCGGATCCTTAGGATCAGTGCTTTGCTGCGCGCCAACGGCAGCCTTGAGGGGGTCGAGGCAATGATCTGCAGCTGCCAAGCCTGCGGAGACACGTCGAAGCTGTCTCGCGGTTTAGGGCTTGAAGATCTTCCGAATGGCGTTCAGCTTACCTGCCCGACATGCCACCAATGCGCTGATGTACCAGCGCCGCAGATCTGGGCAGAATGGGCCGAGCAATTGCGGCGTGATCGCATGCTGGTCCGGGCGGGGATAGACCCGCGCGACCTATACGGCCCCTAGATCAGAGATCACAGCGCTTGACGGGCGCAGCCTGGCAGTGAGCAACCGGCCGCCGGCAACCTGCCGTCCGCTCGACCTATTCAACCAAGCTGCCTGAATCCGACCAGCGGCCAACAAATCCTCCGGCGCAAAGCTGTCCGGCCTTCCCCGCAGCGGCTCGCCGGGGGAAGCCAGGCCTCCTTCTAGCGGCTGCACCCGCGTAGGCTCCTGGCTGACGCTTTTGGCATACGCTGTGGCCACCATACGGCTCGCCTGCGGCGACCACCCACCCAGCACAAGCTCGGTCCCTATCGCCGACCTTTCAATCCCCGCCTCCACCGCTGCCTTCTCGTAGGCGGGCCACAGCTGGTCAACGACCAGTCCCAGCTCCCTGCCGAGCTGCTCCATTGTGAAGTCCGCGCGGAAGCTGGCTTGCAAGGCAAGTTCGTAAATCCGGAGGAAGAACTGTGCACTTCCGCGACTGGCCAGCACCAGATTGTGCTGAGGGATAAGGAGCAGCTTCGCGCCGGCCGACTTGGCTCCCGTCCGCGAGTCCTCAGCCAAGGTGTCTACAGCAACCAATAGTTGATCTGGCGACAGCAGAACGTTGAGGATGCTCATTGCCTGGGGCCATATGGAATGCCCTAACTATTACCCTCATTCAGCGAGCTGTCTACGAGCGCCCTATGCCAACCACCTCAGAGCTACTGCACCGCCTCGATAGCTGCACCACGGAACTTGAGGCCCATCGGGGCTACCTCAAAGCGATGGAATATTGCCTCCGCGCCCTCATCATCAGTCACCCCGATCCGACGTCATTGACGAGGGTATGGGAGGGCATAGTTCCAGGGATCTTTGACAATCACCTCGAAGATTCCGCTCTATCTTCCGCAGCAATGCGCCAAGGGCTGGCCCTGCTCACAGAGCAGATCGAAGCGGCGGCGCATCCCGAGCGATAACCGGCGTAGCTGCACGAACCTGAACCAAATTGACCAAACGGTCCATCGCCGTTGCATTCATCGCTTCAGCATCGCCGCGCCTGTTGAAACGTGTCCAGTCTGCATGGGCAACGCTAGACAATTCCTGGCGCTCTACCGGCAACCAGCGCATCGGCCAGAATGGCAGCCGTCGCTGTCCAACCCGGCCGCGCTGAAGCTCGACAATCCCGCCATGACTCCGCGACTCCAGCACACGGGAGTAGGCGACAGCCAACCCATCTTCCGGACCTTCGAGGTACTGCAAGAACCTTGCCCCGTCGAACAGTAGAACGCCAGTCACCCCGGCATCCCTATTAAAACGCGCGGCGTCATCAACGAGTTGCTCAAGCTCCTCGCTTGGTAGGCCTGAACCGCTGTCAGCCACCCTCGGCCCAGCCTCGCTCACGTACACCACAGCCCTGATAGGCATTGAGAATCTCCCTGTCAGATCCCCCAGCCAAGAGGCTAGCACCCCGATGAACGGGCGGCGTCACCGCCTTGTGAAACAGAGATCCGCGTCCCGAACATTTCATGCAAGCGGCATCACAACACCGCGGCGGGGCTCGATCTTTGGTTCTCTCATGTGCGGCGGATTCATCCAGCTCCTCGCCGTCTATTTAGGTCCGTCCGGCCTGGCGGATCTCACCCCGCGCATGGCCAAGATCCAACCGAGCTTGATCCTGGCAGGCCAGCCCGCTCGATGACTGGATGGATGCTGAGCCGAAGACCCCATGGTAGTGCTGCTCGCGAGCCAGCCACCGGCCATAGAGGCCTTCCGCGTAAGCCGGGCCGTCAACACGCCGCGCGACACGACTGATGCGCGTCTCAAGGGTGCAGCCTAGGTCTGCGCCTGCGCAACGATCTCGGCGGCGCCCAGGTCGTACTCGGCAGCCGTGACGTACGGGGCCGCAACCTGCGGTGACACGAAGAAGTTGAAGATGGCGCCGGAGCCATCAGTGGCGCGGAAGATCAACTGCACCTTCCCCGGGTTGTCCGCGTTCTCGATCTTCTGGTACAGCTGTGCACGTGCAAGCATGGTGTATCTCCTGTTGGAAAAGCGGGGCGAGAGCCAGCCCCGCATGGCTTACTGCTCGATGGACACAATCGACAGGCTCTGCGTGATCGTCTGACTGTCGAAGCTGCCCGACTGGTGGGTGACGGTCTGTTCGGTGAAGCTCCCAACCTCAGCGCGATAGCTGCGCCGTGTCGCTCCGTTGGCGTTGTCGTTCAAGGTCAGCGACGCGTTCCAGATTGAGTCTGCCGAGTCAGGGCCATCCGGCTGATTGAAGATGTTCACGCTGCCGGTGATCGGAATCTGCTGCCACAGCGTCTCAGCCTGGCCATCGAGCTGTCGATACAGGTTGATGGTCCCACCGTTGGTGCCAGCACCTGCGACGAAGCCCTGCGCCGTCCGCGCATTCTTGATGCGACGATGCCGGCGGTTGAAACCGACCACGACCTGCTTGTTCCGGCCATTGGTATCGAACGGCCCACTCAGAAGCAGGTCACGCTGATGGACCAGCGCGCCGTTGAGATACAGCTGCAGGCGGGACGGACTGCCAAACGCAACGCGCAGGCCAACGATATCGCCGTGAGTGACCAGCGGCAGACCGGTGGCGACGGCCCCCACGCCCTGTAGCAGCCGCCCGGTAGCCAACTCCCAGCCAATGCCGTTGGCGTTGGAACCCAGCGCCTGGCTGAGCGATGCAGACGGCGTCACAAACCCCACGACCGCGGCGAGCGCGTCATCGCCCCACACGGCGAACTCCACCCCCACCGTGCCGCTGCCCAGCGCGAAGTCGGAGCGCGCGCACCTGGCGCCGTTGGCGGCGGCGGTCGTGGCGAGGGTCAGCCCTCCGTCGCGGGCAGCGAGCAGAGGGCCAATGGGGAGCGCAGAGAAGCGCCCGAAGGTGTCGGCCATGGGTTATCTCAGAGATTCAAACCAGTCCTGTGCCTCGTCGTCGTCAGATCGAGGGACAAGGGTCTCCAGGAACTGCTGCATGCTGTGCTTCGTGCCACCCTGGCTGTGCACAGCGGTGATGTAGGCGACGAGCGCAGCGGGCTTCTGGTGGATGCTGACGGGATCGATGGGGTTGCGCTTGTTGAACTCCCACCACCACAGGAACTCTCTGCGCGACATAGTGGCGCGGAGCTCGGCCACCGTGCGGTGGAGGTGACCGGCCAAGACGTGCCAGAACCAGTCCTCGCCACGCTTCCTTAGCCGTTTCCCGCTTCTTCCTGCAGCGCGTCGGCATCACTGCCGAAACCGGCGTGCTTGAGCGCGATGGACTGCAGGCTGGCCGCCACCTTCGGCTTGAGCTCGCCGGCCTGCTTCTCGGTCAGGACGCGTTTCCCTTCTTCGTCGCAGATGGTGGCCGCGATCAGTTTGGCGCGGTCCCCGGAGGCGTACAGGTTGCGGAACTCGGTATCCGGCAGCGCGCGAACGTAGAACTTCGCCTTACTGCCATCCGGCAGCTCGATGGTATCCGGCTGCACATCCTTCGCCGCGAACATGCCGGCGTTGGTGAATGCCTGGAGGATGCTCACCGGCTCCTGCGGCTGGGCTTCGGTGATTTCGTTGGTCTTGCTCATTGGCCGTTTCCTGGAATGGCGGCAGAGCGCGCGGGCCGCGCACGGCTAACACGCGGGGGTTCCGCGCGCTCTGCCAAAGGGAGTGGCCCGCCGAAGCGGGCCGAGAATACGCCGTAAACCGGAATCAGGGGCCGCCGGTGGCCTTGTTGGTCTTGACCGGCCCGGTGCCGCGGATGGTGATCGTGGCCTTCCAGATATCGTTGTCCGCCACCTGCACGGCGAAGTTCTGGACGAAGCCCTGGAACTGCTTCGACACCACCGTGGTCGGCGGCGTGATCTTGCCGGCGACGGCAACCGGCTTGGGCACGCCCTCGGTCTCGCTCAGCGGCGCCGTGACCAGGAAGTCCACGATGGCACCAGACTCATGCAGAGCCTCGATCTTTTCGTGGTCGACGGGGTCGTAGTTGATCTCTATGTTGGTGCTACCCGTGGCCTTGCGCCCGGCGACGAACTTGTCCCAGTCATCGTCGAAGTCGGAGATATCGATCTCCGATGCCTGGCCATCGGGGAAGCCAACCGAGCGCAGGCGGGTAACCTTGATGACCTCGGCCGCCGCGATGGCGATGAAAAGCTGTGAGTGCTTGGACTTCAAAACGCCCATTGCGGTTTACCTCTTTGGTTGAGCCCGATATGCGGCCTGCGTAAGGGCCTTGTTGAACTGGACGACAGCGCGCGCTTCAGCCGCGCTAAAGCTGGCCAGCATCCACTCGTACACCGGCCGCCAGAACCGGCTGTAGGCCGAACAGTCAGCACCGATTGCCGCTGCGCGCCTGCGCCCGCTGAACGGATCGTAGCCACTTCCGGCGCAGCGCGAGCACTTCACGGCGCCAACCACGTCGGGATCCGCTACGACCTTCTTGCCACCGCAGCCCGGGCACTCGCAGCGGCCGGCCATTTCATCCATTACCGCCGCGGCGAGCACGCCGAGCTGCTCCATGGTGTTGTTCGGCCACGCTGCAGCGCGCGCGTCATCCAAGGCCTGTTCCGTACGCAGCAGCTCCCGGCGCTGCCTGTCGGTGATCTGGCCGCCACCCCAGCCCACGCAGGCCTTGGCAATGCCAAAGCTCGTCCTGGCATCTGCAAGGGCATGCATCTGACGGGTGAACTCAGGCGCCACCAACCCGATCACCTCCTGTCGCAGCTGCTCCCGGCGCCGCGCCCCGCTCTCCGGCCACCACAGCGCCTCCATCAGCTCACGCCCCAGCCCGTGATGGACGTATGCCAGGGCTGCCAGAATCTCCTGCGTGGACGGACCGCCAGGGCTACCGTCAAAACTCATTGCCTTCGGGCCCGTCCCGCTGGACAACAGCTCGCGTGCGTCTTTCATCCCCTTCCCCTTAATCGATCTCGTCGGTTGATTTCGCGGCGCAGCGCGCGTGACCGGCGCAGCGCCTGCTCGGCCTTGCCGCGCTGGCCCGGTGCCGTCCACGCCCGGTTCCATCGCATTTCGGCTATCTCCTGCTGGAGGCTGCTCAACAGCTCCAGCGCCTTGTCGTCATAGCGGGTCAGGTCCATCCAGCCAGCTTGTTCCCCTTGCGTCGCACAGCCCGCGACCTATCCGCGAGGTGCAGGCCCTGCCGTGATCCGGACCACCACCTGCCCGCCCTTGCGCACCTCGTCGGCCACCAGCGGATGGCTGATAAACCGGGTGTCATCGATTCCCAATACCTGAGCCAATCCATCGCGGGACGGCTTGAACCGGCTCAGCAGGTTGTCGTCGTCCATTCGCCGGCGGCTGGGCCTGTAGAAGGTGACGTGCAGGTGCAGCCGCCCATCGGGCAGGCGCGCCCCCTTCCATCCGGCGTTGATGGCCGCGATCACCGCCACCTGGCGGGCGTACTGAACTGCGTCTGCCTTTCGCACCCAGTGCAGGCGGCCGTTCGGCGATAGATCCTTGCTCGGCCAAGGAAGCACCAATTCAAGCGCATGACTCCCGCTCAAAAGCAACCTCCACCCGATCCGTCGCAGGCCAGCGTCCTACGCGCGTGACACTCGGCGGCTGAATCGTCTCGGCCGTACAACGCGGCAGGTCGACGCCAACGTACTCGCAGCACGCACATGACAACCTCAATTACAATCCATCGGTCAATACTGGGGGACATGGCGTGGCCGATCCGGGAATCTACTGTCTTGCTGGGGCGAAAGGTCTCTGCATGACTCAAAGTGAGTGGGCCGCATGGCCGTCGTCGATGCGTTCCATGATCGCGGCCAGGCTGAGCCGGCCCTTCACCTCGCGGCGGCAGGCGGTCAGCGCGCGAGCCAGCGTCGGCAGCGGGTAGCTCAGCAGGTCCAGCACCATGTAGGTCGCCGCGTTGGGGCTGATCTTCTCGCCCATGACCTCGGCGGTAGTGGCCAGCATGTCCACCAGCTGATCCTGCTCGGCGTCAGTGAGCATTGGTCGCCCCCCTCAGCTGGCGCAGCTTTGCCTTGGCCTCGTCTGCGGCGTTGGCGTTGCTCTGGGTCTGGTCCTGCTGCTGGGCGCTTGCCGCGGTCATCTGCCGGCCAGTGGCCCACTGCGTGCGGTAGGCCTCGCACTTCGCCAGCAGCGAGCCCAGGTCGTGCATGTTCTGCACCACGTAGCGCTCGTTGACCGTCAGGAACCAGCCGGCGACCGCTGGAGCTTCGGAATGCCCAAGGCGCTGCACCAGCTGCTTCACGTTGGCGTTGACCTTCGCGTTGCGGACAGGTGCCACGCCGTGGCGCTCCCGGTAGGCGGTTGCGTAGGCCGCCCACGTGGCCCGGCATGCGGTCTGCAGTTCGGTCTCTGGATCCAGCACCGGCGGCGCGGCCGACAGGCCCGCCGGAAATGACGGTTCTTCTGACGGTTCATTGATGGTTATATGACGGTTAGGCGGCACGGGGCGCACCTCCAGACCTGCGCCCGGTGCATCCCCTCCTGCAGCGGGCGCATCCCCCCCTGCACCGGGCGCACCCCCTGCATGGGGCGCAGCACCTGCGCCCGATGCAGCACCCGATTTGGCGGCCTTGCGAGAGCCCTTCGACGGCGCTGCTGCCGTGTCGAAGTTCGCCGGGGTGACGTTGTAGACCGTGCTGCTGTTGAACCGGCGGTCGCGGGTCAGCAGCCCGCGCAGCTTCGCGCGGAGCGTCTCCGGGTGCATCGACTTGCCCCGACGCTGGGCCAGGTACGCAGCTGCAGCCTCCACACCACCCGGCGTCTCGCGCACGGAGTTGTAGAGGTTGTCGAGCCAGTTGAGGGAGGAAGTGCGGCAGGTCATCGGGTCACCTTGGGAGGGACGGTGTTTCATGGTTTCGGGCGTGGAACCCATGCCCCACCATTGGTGGCATGGACAACTACTCAGGGATCGAGGGCGCCGCCCTCCTTGCGCTACGCTGGATGTGCCAACAACCAAGCCCGCAAGGAGGGCGACATATGGAAATCAAGGAGATGCGCCAGGCGATTCTTAAGCGTCTGGATTCCGCGCCAGCGGACATATTTACGGGCGAGCAGCTGTCCGATTTGGGTGATGCGCAAGTTGTTCTGACCGAGGTCAGCTACCTCGAGGAACTTGGCCTGCTGAAGGCGGAGTACTGCCTTTCGGGAAAAGTGGCTTGGGCGCAAATCACGAGTCGAGGGCGCGATTACGTCGACCCCAGCGGAGGCATCGGCGGCGAACTCAACGTGGTCACCGTCAAACTTCACGAAGACACGCTCCGTCAAATTTTCATCAATCGAGTGAATGCGTCTGACGCCGACAGCTCTGTCAAAGGGAAGCTGATTGACCAAATCAAGTCGCTCCCTGCAGAAGCGCTATCGAAGCTCGCAGAGAAGGCTCTGGAGGAAGGGCTGCGCTACATGCCGCACGCACTTCAGTGGCTTCAAACAGCACAGTGGAACTGAAAGCCATGCCTCGCTTGAACTTGATCCAGCCCAGGGTCGATTCAGTGCCGTGCGAAGTAGATGTAAGCGGCGCCCAGAACTCCATTTCCCTGCATGCGGGGTTTCCAAAGGCCACCCTCAACACCAAGGAATCGCCGGCCAGTGAAAGAGCACTGAAGGACGCCGCGCCGGCTTCCCTTTCGTGCCTAAGCTGCTGTACCCATGCAACCTTGGCGGCCTCTAGTTCATCTCGAGACACGGAAACAGCTGGGGCGACCAGCGCACGCCATGCGGCGGCAAGACGATTCAGCGCGCGCATTTCAGGCCACCTCGATGGGGCCGATGCGGTCGGCGTCGGGGTCGTCGTTGCGCGGTGCGGCCGGGGGCTGCTGGTCGGTGTGGCCAAGCAGCTTCATCACCTGCGGCAGCGCCGGGACCATGTCTTCGTCGGCCCAGCCGCTCACCTGCTCCACCGGCAGACCCAACACCTTGGCCAGGTGCGCATCACTGCTCAGGCCCAGCCGGGCGCGCAGCGCGCGTTTGGTCATTCGGCTGTCCAACAGCGCGCGCGCTTTGGCGGCCATTTCGCGCTGTGCCTGCACCGCGCCATCGAATGCGTCGGGCCTGAGCAGTTCCAAGAACTGCCGACGAGCTTGCGGTATTCCCGTAGAGCGCCACTCACTGACGGATGGCGGCTTGATCTGGCAGATACGCGCCACTTCGGTAGTGCCACCCAATCGGTCGATGATCTCGGAAGCAGTAAGGTTGTCCATGCAGAAAGATTAGGACTAGCTAATGCTCCAGTCAATAGCCAGTCCTAACTCAATAGCAGTTAGCCTTTCCTAATGACGACTCTCGCCGAACGCCTGACGCTCGCAATCGAGCATGCGCAGATCACGAAAGCTGAGCTTGCTCGCCGGGTTGGCATCTCCGCACCCAGCGTCAATGGCTGGTTCAGCGGCAAGGCCAAATTCCTTCGCGGGGAGAATCTCCTGGCGGCCGCCAAGGCGCTGGGAGTGAGTGAGGCTTGGCTGGCCACGGGCAGGGGGTCGATGCTCGCCGCCGGCGAGCAGACTGAATGGATCTCTGCAGTCCGAGAGATTGAGACGCCGCCCGGGTATGTTCGCTTCGACTTGTTTGAAGGGGGCGCGGGAATGGGCACAGGGATCGTCAACCAGGACTACCCGGAGGTAGTGAAGACCATCGAGGTCGCCGAATGGGAGGTGCGCCGGAAGCTCGGCTACCTGCCCCAGCCTGGTCGGATCCAGATCATCACAGGCCGCGGGCCATCCATGAAGCCGAAGCTGGAAGACGGCGACATTGTCTGGATCGACACCAGCTGCGACTACTTCGATGGCGACGACTACTACCTCATCAACATAGGTGGCGAGACCCAGATCAAGATGCTTCAGAAGCGCGGGGACGGACTCTACGTGGTCAGCGTCAACACCGACTTCCCTGCGTATCGCCCTGATCCTGGCGACGTAAGCATCCTAGGCAAGGCTTTAATCCACGCAGGCTTGCGAAAGTTCTAAAGAAAACCCCGCTACTGCGGGGTTTTTTCCTTCTTCGTGGTCTTCTTCTTGGAAGACAATGCCTTCCCCGCGTCGAGCGACGCCACCGCCGTATCCAAGTCCCACGGGAGGTCGTCTGTTTGACGCAGCAGCGTGACAGACGCAATCGACTGCATGCGCTCTCGCAACATCCAATAGAGCGCCCTGCGGAAGAAGGGAGCAGAAGCATCAAACTGCTTCAAGTCACCATCGTAAGCTGGATCAGAACCAACAAAGCCACCTACGCACTCAAGTACGAACACGTCGTCAGCCAAAGCAGGATGTTCATCTCCGCTAACGCCGACAGCTCGGGCACCAACAACTAGTTCGATAACCGTCCGATCGCCGAAAGTTTGATCGGAGATCTTCGCTTTCTGCACACGAATTTCCATACTAAATTCGTCTGTTTCGGCGCTGAACAAGGCGTGTTCGTCGATGATGATTCGACTAAACCTCGCGCCAACGAGCATGAAATCATTCGGTCCGCTCATCAGTGGCTCCTGCCGTAAGGTCGGGGAGACATGCGGCGCGCAGCGGGCACGGTGGCAGGTGTATAGATGTGATCAACGTTGGCAGCTATAGGAGTTTTTGCAACCGTGACAGATCCTGCAACCTGGGCGTGGCGGTCTACGGCTTGTTCAATCGCTATGCGCACGAATTCATTCAATGAAATGCCCCATGCCTTGGCTTTGTTGGCCGCCTTACGATGCACTTCACAGCCAACGCGAACATTGAATGAGCCCTTGTAAGGCCTTTCGGGCTGAGTTCCAAGCTGCTCGCACTCTTCAATGTAGCTATCAATAGCGGCCTTGAACTCCACCTTCATTTCGCTGATGGATTGGCCAGAAAACATGATCAGAGCATCAACATCGATTACTCGGCCAACGAGGGCTTCATCCTCGTGCGAGTAGCAAACTTTGGCTTTGTATCCTCTGTACTCAATGTGCTCATTCATTCATGTATCCCCACTCACGCAAACACCTCACTACCTCACGTACATAGACAACGAGAACGGTCGGGGGGTTCCGACCGTGCGGCTTATGTAGACGAATCACATGGCTCCGGTTCTGGCCATGGCGAAAGCGAACAGCAGCGCCATCGCCCTGCTGCTCTTCGAAACCCAACGCCAGAAGCGGAGCTTTGAGCTCGGCCCATCGCAGATCCTTTGGGTAGCACGCCAACTTTTCGAGTTGCTTCTCTAGCCGTGCAGACATCCTGTTTCCGCTCATCGTAGGGCTGCGCCATGGCCGGCTGCAAATACCTCGTAAGTTCAGCCGGGCCAACCCCCATATCCCACAACAACTCCATTTGGAAGTGTGATGGGAAGCGCATTTCTGGTTACGAGGACGTTCCCCGCTGAGCACCAGCGGCGACGACGACGACAATGACCAACGTGTTAGCCACTCCTATTGACTTGTGGATTAGCGACTCCTAATCTTAACTCCGTTGCCCAGTGCAGCCCCATCCCGGGGCCGGGCGCAGGAGATCACACATGGCCCGCATGTCCCTCGGCGCCTTCAAAGACCTGACGCCTTCCGCAGTGCTGATGCCCGACCTGGACGTCATCACGATCACCGTCGGCTGCTCCCGCATCCATGTCGATGCGGCAGAGGCCGAGCAGCTCGCGCTGGAGCTGCAGCGCGCGGCCCAAGCGCTGCGCATGAGCCGCACCACCGCCAAGCAGTACACCGACGCCCTGAGCGGCAAGGACGCGGCATGAGCGCCCGGGTCTTCGCTCGCGTCCACCCTGCCGGCGGCGCCGTGCCGG